CGTATTACTGCTGTCCCTTATGATCCAAATTTACCAGTCGGGTGTGCATGGGATTTAGGGAGGAATGATGAGAACCCTATCTGGTTTTATCAGCAGCATAGAGAAGAAGTACGCCTTATTGATTTCTACACAAACAGCCACAAAGATTTACCGCATTACGTCAATTATATCAATCGTACTGGGTATCACGTTACTGAGCATTTACTGCCTTTCGATGTGAACGTGCATGAATACACAAACAACAGAAAGCGCATCGACACTTTTCGGTCATTGAAGTTGAAGGGTTTGCGCGTAATGCCTAAGCTATCAAAGGAAGAGGGTAGAAATGCAGTACGTCAAATCTTACCAAGATGTTGGTTTGACGCAATTAAGACTGCGTTCGGAGTCGAATGTCTTCGCAACCATCATAAAGAGTTCGACGAGAAGACAGGCACATTCAGAGATAACCCTGCGAAAACAGAATGGATTCACGGTGCGGACGCCTTTAGGATGCTTGCTATTGGTTTACGGAACGCACCTACAAAAGACCAGAAGAATATGTTGAATCAAACCCATGCTATTGGGTTTAATCATGACCCGTTCAAAGCAAGCCATCAAAACCTAATGACGCAACACGAACGGCATGAACTTTACACTAATCCTAACAATTATGACCCTTTTCAAGGGGCAAGGAGGTAATCATGAGTGGAGGAGGAGGAGGAGGTAGCGGTGCTGGTATTGGTGGCTTTGGTGGTGGCCTTGGCTTTGGTGGAGGAGGTAGCGGTGTTGGTATTAGTTCTGATGTTGGTTCGCAGGGCGGGCCTACCAATGGTGGTAATCACCGAGAGATGACAAGCACACAGAAAAAGGTAGCAGCTAAACCAAAGGGTCCAACAGAAGCTGAAAAGAAAAAGAAAAAGAAAGAGGAGGAGGAAGCAAAAAAGAAAGAGCAGGATCGTAAAAATCGTTCTCTTCTTACCGGCTACACCAGTCCAAACATTAATCGTCGGAGATTGTTCCGCACTGAGGATGGCGGGACTATCGGTGAGGACACAAGCACACAGTTAACTTAGACTGTTGTCCGACAACACTCTGGAGAATCATGATGTTAAACATAATGAAATATCAAAATGATAAACTGGTCGCCCTGCTGAACGGTCGCTACGAGATTCTCAAAGGAAAGCGCGGAACGTGGGAGACCCATTGGCAGGAAATTTCAGACCTGATGCATCCATTTGATGATAACTTCGTTACGCATGATTCTCCTGGCTCTGAGAAGATGACGTATGTCTTCGATTCCACGCCTATCCATGCGAATCAGTTACTCGCAGCAGGTTTGTTCTCGATGCTGACTAATCCTGCTCAACGATGGTTTGAACTTCGCATGATGGAAGACTGGCTGAACCACATACGGGAAGTGCAGGAGTGGCTTGACGTTACTTCTCGTATCATGTACTTTGAGATTAACAAGCCAGTGTCACATTTCAATACGGCTATGCACGAGGTTTACCTTGAATATGGGGCGTTTGGAAATGGCTTGGTATTTGTAAACGAAACACTTGATCGTAACAATTTGAAGTTTCAGGCGTTGCCATTGTCTGAGTCGTATCTGTGCGAGGGCGCGGACGGCATAATGGATGCCATGTTCCGTAGGTACCCTCGCACGGTGCGACAACTTATTCAGAAGTTTGGTGTAAATAGTATGTCTGACGCAGTTAAGCGTAAAATGGACAGTAAGAAGATCGACGAAATGACTTTCTGTTTACACATTGTTGTCCCTGCGTCTGATTATGGTGTGAAATCACCATTCCCATATCTGTCTGCGTATCTTGACATACAGAACAAACACGTTATGAATATTCGCGGATACCACGAACTCCCATTCATGGCTCCACGGTTTTACAAAAACCCTTGGGAAATGTATGGAAGGGGTCCCGGTACTACCGCTTTACCCGATGTGAAAATGCTTCAAGAGGTTATGCGTACAACAATTAGGGCAGCTCAAAAAGCAACAGACCCCCCTCTGCAAGCACCTGATGATGGCTTCTTGAATCCAATTCGCACTACTCCTGGTGGAGTCAATTTCTATCGGTCAGGAAGTACAGACCGAATTGAACCCATAGACTTTGGCTCTAATCCGGGGGTCGGGTATGATGTTGTAAATGACTTACGCGCGCGCATACGAGAAATCTTTTTTATTGACCAACTGCAACTTCGCGAAGGCCCACAGATGACAGCGACCGAAGTGCTACAGCGCACGGAGGAAAAACTGCGTCTGATGGGTCCGCTTATGGGTAGGCTTCAAACGGAACTTCTCGGGCCGATGTTGGGCAGAGTTTTCGGCATACTAAGTCGTCAGGGTAAAATACCCCCGATGCCTGAGGTGATGCAAAACCAAGGTGTCCGACCTGTTTATACTTCGCCAGTAGCCAGAGCGCAGGAGCAGGTTGAAGCTAATGGACTGATGCGTTCTCTTCAGATACTTACCCCCTTTCTGGAGATGGACCCCGAAGTCACGGACCGATTCGACGGTGATGAAATCGCCAAAGGTGTGTTCGAAATGTTCAGCGTCCGCCCGAAATTTCTTCGGTCAGATGAAGCAACCCAAGCACGAAGAGACGCAAGGAAGAAATCTGAAGCGGAAGCACAACAAGCGAAAAATGTACAGAGCGCAGGTCAGGGTTTTGAATCTATCACTCGCGCGGGTGTCAATCTTAAGGAGATTGAAAGCGGAGAAGAATAAAGAGCGATTAATATGGCCGGTGAGGTAATTCAATTAAATGATCGGTTTTACGCGACTTGTGAGTGTGGTTCACAGAATTGGAAGATAATGGTCGATGGTCCGGCCCATCATTGGACTAATATTACAGGTACTAAGTGTTCTGAATGTGGGGGAATAATAGAGTGGATTCGAGCAAAGAAAGAGGACGATGATGGCGACGACAGAAGATTATAATATGGTTTTTAATATATCGGACGCAGGGCGAGAAGTGCTTAAAGATATGATGTTAGCGCATCATTTCTACAGTTCGTCATTCAGTCCTGATCCTTATACGATGGCTAAGAACGAAGGTGAACGAAATGTGGTCCTTCGAATATTAACGATGTTAGATGAACACGAAAAGGAGGTAAAAGTAGATGGTAAAATTTCTGATGGATAATGTGGTACCTTTCTTGGGTAATGCCACACCATTCAAGTTTCATGCTATCGTAGGTGATGAAGGCGGTGGCGGTGGTGGTGGCGGTGACGCAGGCGATGCCGGTGATGGTGATGGTGATGCCGGGGACGCAGGTGATACTGGTGATGCTGGGGCCGGTGATGGTGATGGTGGAGGTACAGGCGACACGCATTGGATGGATGGTCTTGAAGGTTTGGATTTTAACGACCGGGATGCGGGTGTACTGAAACGATTTGGTGATGTGGGTGCCTTAGCAAAAGGCTATCTTAATGCTTTTAATCTGGTAGGGCGAGATAAAATCCCCATGCCACAAACAGAAGAAGAATGGAATGAAGTCTATGACCGACTTGGTAGGCCCAAAGAAGCCGGTGAGTACAACCTTACCGTCGGAGACGACCTTCCTCAAGAATTTAAAGAAGCGATGGCGAAGAACATGGGTTGGTTTCAAGATACAGCTCATCGACTCGGACTTAATGCGGAGCAAGCGGGAAAGCTGTATTCAGAGTATGCCGGCTTTGTGCACGAGCAAGCGACGCTCCAGAATGAAACAGTTATTCAAGAAATGGACGCAGCCCGAGAAGAGTTAAAAGGAGAATTGGGCGAAGCGTATGAAGGAAAGATGACTCTCGCAAATCGAGCTATTGAAGAACTCGGTGGAGAAGATTTAATTAGCCTGTTTGAACGGTCGGGAATGGGGAGAAATCCTACGGTCGTTAAGGCTTTTATCAAGATGGGAGAAATGATGGGCGAAGATGTTGGACTCGATACTGAAGGACACGCCACTGAAACTTTCGACCAACTTGACGAACAAATTGCAGCTATTCAAGCAAATACGGCTTACTTGGATGAAAAAGCACCGGAGCATAAAGTTCTCGTCGAAAAGATGCAGAAGTTAATGCAACGACGCCATCCAGAGCCGAAAACAGCACCGGGAACAATTAGATTATTCTAACCCACCTGTCAATCATGGAGCCTTCGGGAGCAACTCCAACCTAAGCGAAGTTTAATCTTAACAGTAAAGGAGGGACAATGTCTCAATATATTACCACAGCCTTCGTGCAACAGTACAAGGCCAATGTGGATTTGCTCTCACAGCAGATGGGTTCCCGACTGAGAGGATGCGTTCGCGTAGAGTCTCAGGAGGGCGAGTATGCGTGGTACGAGCAAATCGCTGCCACCGCTGCTGCACAAAAAACGGGGCGTCATGCCGACACGGATGACGCATTTGTCGATACCGGCCACGAGTCTGTTCGTGTCGGTATTGTTGACTATTCATGGGTGGATTACATCGACCGCGAGGATCGGGTCCGTATGCTGATTGACCCCACTTCCCCTTACGCTCGTAACGCTGCTGCTGCCTTCGGACGGAGTATGGATTCAGTCATGCTCATCGCTGCACTCGGAAATGCCGACCGTGCAGCCAACGTCACCAAGGATAATGTCGCGGCTGTTGCGCTGCCGGCGGGTCAGAAAATCGCTGCCGGTGCTGCCGGTTTGACTATCGACAAACTCATCGAAGCCAAAGGAAAATTTTGGACTGCCGATGTTGCCGATGAGATTCCGAAGTACATCGCAGTCACCGGCACACAGTTGGAGGACTTGCTCAAGACCACGGAGGTCACGAGTGCCGATTACAATAGTGTTAAGGCTCTTGTCCGTGGCGAAATTGATACCTTCATGGGTTTCACTTTCAAAAGGACTGAACTGGTTAACCTGAATGTGACGACCCGCGAATGTGTTGCGTGGGCACAGGATGGTATCCTTCTGGCCCTTGGCATTGACATTAACGCCCGAATCGGAGAACGTGCTGACAAGCAGTACCTGACTCAGGTATTCACCCAAATGACCATCGGGGCAACCCGAATGGAAGAAGTCAAGGTGGTTCAGATTGACTGCACCGAGACTTAAACCTTAACTGGGCTGGCGGAGTGTTGTCTGACAACACTCCGCCAGACAACCCGAGGAGTTAACATGGCTAAGAAAGATGAGTTAGAGTTTGATTTCAGTGATAGCGAAGAAGAGAGTTCTAAACTTGAGCAGTTCTCATCTAATGTACTCTCTGCGCGTAACCTTGCAATTTTCAATCCTTGCGATCTTCACGGAAGTTTGAAGATTTTATCATTCAAGATTAAAGCTGACAAAGACTATACACAAGGCACAACTTTCGCTTTGTGTAAGATACCGCAGAGTCAAGTCAGAATCTTAGGGGCCTTAAGCCGGATCAAGTTTAACCTGTCCTGTGACAAAGCCGTACTCGGTTGGCCGAAGTTTAAAAAACGGAATCAAATGATGATCGAAGCGGACCTCAAAGGATTTGGTGAAGTGAGCGAAATGAAGGGGGAAACGTCTTTTCTGGAACACCTGCCGGGGCAAACCATCACTGTTGATAGTCTTGAAGGAGTCTTCGTGGTGTGTACTGTATTTAGTGACGGAAAGAAAGGTGATTCCATCGAAGGGTATTTAATCTACGTTAAACAATAGGTGAAATGATGGCGTCAGAAATAGAAATCGTAAACAGGGCATTGATTAAACTCGGTGAGAAGACAATCCTGTCTCTTGACGATGATAAGAAATCTGCCCGTACAATGAAAGCCTTATACGCGCCTACGCGCGATTACGTTACGCGAAATCATCCGTGGAATTTCGCGATTAAGCGTATTGAACTGGCGCGTAATACTGCTGATCCTGTGTTTGGGTATCAGTACTCTTATAAACTTCCAAGTGATTGTCTTCGGGTTCTCATTCCGAACAGGGAGATTTGGGTGTATGGTATTGAAGGTCGTAATATGAACACGGACTATGGAGACGCCTTCATCAAGTACATCGCTCGAATATCTGATCCGAATATGTTTGGCGAGTCTTTCCAAGAATCTTTGGCGTGTAAACTTGCTGCGGAAGGGTGCGTTTCTCTGACCGACAACGACGCGCGTCATAAAGCGATGGTACAGCTTTACAATCTGTCCATCATGGAAGCCAGAAGTGTCAACGCTATGGAAGCCGGTCCAAAATGGATTGAATCTGAGGAGTGGCTTGATTCTCGTCGGGTTGGTGTGGCCGGCACAACTGGAATACACAGAGGACAACCTTTATAATGCCACGATTTGATCCCATATACACAAATTTTTCGGCAGGAGAATTCAGTCCTTTACTAACTGGTCGGGTTGACCTTGAAAAGTATCAGTCGGGCTGTGAGATTTTGGAGAATTTTCAACCAAGACCTCACGGCCCTGCTGTACGCAGGGGCGGATTTCGTTTTATAGCAGAAGCGAAGTTTTCTGATCAAGCCTGTCGTATGATTCCCTTTGATACAGGTGCATCGTCAGGTCTATTTCATTTAGAATTTGGTGATAACTATATCAGGTTCTATACGGAAGGTGGGCAGTTGCAGGAAACTCCACCGACAGCGTATGAGATAGCTACTACATATGACGAAGAGGAATTGCTTGAACTTAACTATTTGCAAGATGCAAATACATTGTATATATTTCATGCAAGCCATGCACCTGCTAAACTTGTACGCAACGACACCTTTGATTGGGTGCTTTCAGATATAGTATGGACTTCACAACCTACGGAATGGGGCGCAGGTAATTACCCTGGTACAGGCGCGTTCTATGAGCAGCGAATGTTAGTGGGTGGTGTTCTTAGTGATCCCGGCACAATATGGGGTAGTAAGATCGCAGACTTTTTTAATCTTACTATCGGTACATTGGATGACGATGCTTTTGCATACGTCATCAATACGGATAAGATTAGTCTTGTCCAGTGGTTTAGTTCAGGTGAGGTTTTAGCGGTTGGCACATCGGGTGCTGAATATAAAATGATGAGTACAACTTTTAATGAAACCATTACACCTACCAATGTAAAGATCGTTAGACAGACTAATTATGGTGCTGCGAATGTCTTGCCTATACGAATAGGTAGCAGAGTGTTGTTCGTCCAGAAAGGGCAACTTAAAGTACGAAACTTTGCGTATTCTATTGAATCTGATGCCTATTCATCGAAAGATTTAACTCTTCTTAGCGAACATATTACCTATCCACGTATTCTCCAAGCTGACTATCAGAATGAGCCTGACAGTATAGGATGGTACGTGCGCGAAGATGGAGAACTTGCAGGCGTGTCATATGAGCCTGAGTTCGATATTACGGGATGGTTTCGTATAGTTACTAATGGGCAGATAGAAAGCCTATCAGTAACAGACGGATTCCTTGATAACAGGTACGATGATGTTTATGTATCAGTTAAGCGATTTATTGATGGTGCCACTGTTAGATACATCGAAAAATTGGAACGCCCTTTGAGCAGAGAAGAAGAGGTTGTGGAAGCCTTTTATGTTGACTCTGGTCTGTCTTATGACGAAGGGGTGCCTACTGATACTTTTGCAGGTTTAGAACATCTGGAAGGCGAAACAGTGCAGGTACTCGCAGATGGCGCAGTTCATCCTGACGTAGTTGTAACAGGCGGAGAAATAGTATTACAATATGAAGCTACGCGTGTACACGCAGGATTAGCGTTTACCTCGACGTTAAAGACTATGCGAGTTGAAGGAGGAAATCCTATCGGTACATCGCAAGGAAGAATAAAGCGGATTAATAGGTGTTATGCTCGATTATATCGAACAGTTGGCATACTGGTTAATGATGAGCGATACTTCATGGGTCCGCCTATAATGAACGAGCCGGTGCCTTTATTCACAGGTGACGTTGAAGTGCCTGTCGATGATGGATATGACGAAGCAGGGCAGATTGAGATAGTGCAGAATCAGCCTTTACCAATGACAATTATAGCAATTATGCCAGAGGTACGAACACAGTGAGCCTGACTTATGAGACAATAAAGTATCCACCTGATATATTCGCAGAGGTAGCAACTCTGCTTGACGCGCATAAAGAAGAATTATGTCTGTTCGATAATGTTGAACTCGCGCCTAAGTGGGATAAGTATAAAGCTATGTCGGATATGGGTATGGTTCATGTAGTTCTCGCACGAAATGAGAAAGGCGAATTGGTTGGGTACACTGTCGATTTTATTATAGAGCATATGCACTATGACTTCAAAATGGCGGTTAATGATATTCTTTATATGAAGCCCAAATACCGGGGTCACGGAATACGACTCATTAAATTTACGGAGGGTAGTTTAAAGAAACTTGGGGTGGATATTTACGTTATGTCGATTAAACCTCACGTTGATTTTTCGCAAGTCGTAGAACGATTTGGGTATCAACACTTAGAGTCTAATTACTGGAGGAGGTTAACATAATGGGTGGCACAGCAGCAGTTATCGGTTTAGTAATATCGGTTATAGGTGCCGGGACGGCAGTATATCAGTCTCAACAAGCAGCCGACGCAGCGGAAGACGAAGCAAAACGTCTGGAGGAGATGGCTAAACGCGATGCTGAGATTCATAGAGAGCAATCTGAGAAGTTGACAGCAAAACAGCGTGCGTTATACGCTGCATCAGGAGTTAAGGTGGGTGCAGGTTCACCTCTTGCTGTAATAGCGAGGAGTCAAGCAGAAGCAGAGGAAGAACGGCAAGAGATACTCAAGGGCTATGGATTTAGAAGTGATGCTTTAAGAAGTGGTGCAAGTCGTATCCGAACTTCTGGTTATCTTACGGGTGTCGGCACTCTGCTTGGGGGCACAGCAACTTACGCAGCCAGTCCTTACGCTAAGAATCCTTTTGCGACTGGACCTTAGTGAGTGTTGTCAGACAATAGTCTAATTGGAGAATACAATGGCACAAGTAACGCAATTCGAAAGAGGTAGCGTCAACATACTCGCGGGGGCTAATCGTCAGGTCACAGAGTACTCAGGCTTGATAGCAGGTGCCCAAGAAGCAACCAACGCTCTTTCACGATACGTTGAGCGTCAACGACAAGCTGATGAAGCCATGCTTAAAGTTGAAGTTGATGCATCGTTTCGTGAGAAGAGGGCTGGTTATTCCACGCTTAAAGGTGGACAGGCTCGTGGAGTTCGTGATGATTATATAGCCAGTGAGAAAGTGTTGACGGCGGACCAACTCAGTGATATTGAAGACCCTATCACAAGACAGAACATGAAGATATACGCAGCTAATTCTTATGAAGCTAATATGGAGTGGGTCACGAAATATCAGATGGATCAAGACTCAGTTTATCGTGCACAGGTGATGGGCGAAGTTAATTCGGGTATTGATAAAGACCTCAGTGAATCAAGTACTAAAGAATTAATCGCTTCTTTAGAACTGGGTATTGCTAAGTCTACTGAGCAGTTTGTTAAGATCGAAGGTCCGCAGGATAAAGCCACTCTAAGTAATTATTATCAGCAGGTGACAGACGATTACTATCTTCGTCATATACAACAGAAGTTTAAAGAAGACCCTGTGGGCATGGTTAAACTTTGGAATGAGCGTAAAGATTATATACAGTCAAGAGTGTCATCTGCTACGTTTAACGCTTTACTGGATACTTATGAGCGAAATGAAGGGCCGGCAGAGGTCATGCGAATATACGGTGAAGTCCGCGCCAAGCATGGCGACGATTATCTGGCCGGGGCATTTGAAATCTCTGATCCTAAGAACTTCAAGAAGTACGGGATTGAGGAGAATGACTATGGTCGAGCTATTCAAGTAGCAACAATGCTGCGTAATCAAAACGCTATGAATAACGCGTTGAATAAGCAGCAGAAGGAAGAACGTGCCGACCAAAAGAGTGTCGAGTACAACAAGCGAACTGCTGCTATCGCTGCGGAACCTGACGTTAATAGGCGTAACCTTATGTACCGTAATCTGGTTATGGATATTCGTACAGATGCAGATATGGATCAACCAGATAGAGAGAAGCGTATCGCTAACCTGCTGAAAGCAAATTATGAACTTAACCCCCTCAAGATCAGAGAGGTTAAGAGTCAGATTGATTCAGGTCGTATCGCGCGTAACGCGCAGATTCATTCTAATCTTGGTGATGGTATCGGGAAGGATACCACAGAACTTGAGAATTATCTTAAAGAGAAGAAACGATTCGATAAGATAAGTGGTGGTGAAGATTATATGGAAAATGCTCGAAAACTATACATGATTGAAGCCACCGAAGCAGCAACAGCAGAAGATAGGCGTAAAGGTAAGCCTGTTCTGATGAAACGAGATATTGAGCGATTCATGCTTCGTCTTGAAGCCAAGCGTCGAGCTGAGAACTTGACCAGAAATAATCCAAAGATTCTGGACCTCTACGATGAGTTATCTCAGAAAGGTGCCTATAAGAAAGTGCGTGGTAAAGAGGAATATGCAGGGGAAGAGACGAGTATGTGGATCAGTGATTACTATAAGTTTAAATTCCAGACCGAGCCAGAAACTGACGTAGCTGCGGAACTTGAGAGGATGAGAAATCAGAGTACTGTCGGACAACAGTCTGGTAGTATTGGGCAGAGAATTGACCAAGAAGTAAACGAAAAGGCGAAGTTTAAAGCACAGATGGTAAATCCCCTATTGATTCAAGGCGAGACACTTAAAGAAAAAGCTGATAATATGCAGGGTCAATGGGAACTAATATACGGCGTACCGATGAATGATGAACAGCGTATCAAGTTAGAACAATCTATAGCCCGAGGACTTGAATAATGGCAGAACAGGACGACATATTAACCCCTGATCTTCAGTATAAAATTACTGATGATATGACTGGAGGAGATGAGAACGATATACTGATTCCTGACCCTCGGTTTAAGGTGGATTTACCACCTCAACAGGTAGGTAGTCCAGAAGCCCTTGAAAGGCTACCTTTGCTTGTTAAAGAAAAGACAGCGATCAACTCTAAGTTGTGGAAAGATGATGACGATTGGGCGAAGATGGATGAACTCAATCAAGAAATTACTCGACTCACCGTACCTGCGTTTGCATCGGAACAAACACTTCAAATGATTGGAGAAGAGAGTCGTGGAATTGAACAGGCTACTGCTCCGTGGGAGTTGTTCTTAGGCATAACGGGTGGACAGGTTATAGCTAAACTCGGTACAGCTACGCTTAAAGGGGTAGTGACTCGTGCTACTACTATAGGCGGTATTGCTGCTGTAACTGACATACCTATTGAAATGGTAGCAGCAACAGCAGCAGATGTAAATCCGTGGCTCGGTATTGCTATCGGTATCGGGTTGAGCATACCGATAGGTATGTATGTCGATACTCGTATTGAAGAGAGAATATTCAGACAAATCCTTTATAAGAATCCACGGTTTTTCTCAGAGAATCTTTCCAAGATTGTAAACGTAAATACTAAAAATGTATCACAACAAGTTAAGGCAAGGATAGAAGTTCTTAAAAGTCGTATCGGTGAGGGTGAGTATGCAGCGTTTCTTGAGACTCAGAATCTCCTACGTGACTCTGTTTATAGAACTCAGAAACCTGTCAAGTTGAGTAAACTTCCCGGTGAGGATTTACGAATACCCACACGTAAGCAACAGAATAAGGCAGCACTAAAGAAGTCTTTTGCTGACGTATCTGATAAGGATATAGAAGATATACATATCTTGGCTCAAGTATCAGGATACAAAGGCTTCGAGGAAGAGTTTAACACTATTCGTAGTAGAGTGAATAATAAATTAGCACTTGAAGCCTATCGAGATCATCCTATTACAGATATGGTTCAATCTATAAAAAGAGGTGGAGGATTCAGCGAAAATCAAATTGAATTGATGGTTGGTAAAGAAGCGACTATGCTTCTAAAAAGACGATACCCCGGTATAATAGCAAAAAGTGGAACAAGACGAGTTACTGATGCTGCTGTAGCAATAGTTAATAAACTCGTGCCTGACATAAAAGTTAAAGTAGTTAAGACTCCTCACGAATTACCGCAGCGTATAAAAGACCAACAGAAAGCTGCCGGTAGAACTCATATGGGTGTCAGGGGCGCGTACAATGACAAGTTAAAAGAGTTGCATCTTGTTGAGTCTACATTTAAAGATACCGGTGATGCTGCGCTTACTGGTGTGCATGAAATTGTGCATAATGGAATCAAGAAGTATACACCTCTGTTTCCAGAGGTGTACGCACATAATAAAGTTGCGATAGATAAGTTATCTAAAGGTTTAGGAATTAGTAGCGAAAAGGCTATAGAGGAATGGCTTGTTCGTCAGATAAGTAATGAGATGTTATCTATTTCTGGACCTTTCAGGTTCGCTAAAGTTCTTAGAGACGCTGTTAGGCGCAGGACTACATATCAACCTGATGTGGCTCGACCTGAGATTGTGAAGCGATTAGGTTTGAAGGGTCAAGTTAACCCAGTTCATAAGGCGGTAGATTATGGATACGGCAGCGTTGAGGAAATGTTATATGACTTTATGCAGATGCCCACACTTAGACAAATCCGACGGTCCATTAACTCTCAAATGCAGTACGATTGGGATTTACTCTACTTGGACGAATACGCTCGTCGTGTTGGTGGTACTGAACTTGAAATGTGGAAGAAGATTGGGGGCAAAAAACTTGTTCAACGAACTCGTGCTGCTGCCAATAAGGACGCTGAACTGATAGGTACAAGACCTAAATTACTTCGTGATATTATTAACGAGGTCAACTTTATTCGTAAGGTGGGGATTCAAGCTGTTAGAGCCACAATGCGAACAGTGAAGGCTCAAACACGTTTAACTCAGTTAGCCAGAGCAGATGCCTTGAAGGAATCTGTTAAACAAAAGGCTGCGATGAATAAGATCGCGGGTAATTTACAAAATTCTCTACGTGATGGTGGCATACCTTACGAGTATCAAATCCAAGTTCATCATTTCTTAGACCCTTACGCGAAAGGTGCAATAGTAAATGA